GTAAGAAACTTTTCGCTTGCTGCTGCCTGAGAAGGAAGCAACGCATCAATCGCCGCTTGAGCCGTTGTCTGTCCAGTACCACCTCCGGCAATCCCGACTGTTTCATAGGTGGGTGCCGACGCTCCCTTTGCTATCAAAGGAAGACCAGATGTCCCACCCGCAAGCCTGACCCAAGCCGTTCCATTAAAATAAAGCAAATCCCCTGTAGTCGCAGAAGCGATTGTTAGAGAAGCCGGATAACTCCAAGAAGCAGAGGAAGCGTCTGTAACTAAAGCCTTACCACTATTTCCTGTCTGTGTTGGTAATAGGGCTGTCAATGAAGTAGAAGCGGTTGTCTGCCCTGTTCCGCCATTTGCGATAGGCAAAGCCCCCGCACCGCTTGGCGTTCCCGCAAGGTTCTTTAATGCAGTCGCATTGACCTTATTTGCTGTGCCGATTTCAGCTAGTTTTGTATCTACAATACCCGCTGAGGCAGATACTTTAGCATTCGTAATCTGTAATGAAGCGTCTGTTCCGAGAGCTATGGCGTCCCAATTAGCCCGTATTTCAGCGGGTGTGTCCACCAATTTCTCGTTATTTGCTGGTTTTGTTGCAACCCAAGCCATAAACCCTCCTGTTTTCTAGACAATCGCTTCTGCTGTATTTGCAATATCTATACCCTGACGAATCGCATTAACTATTGCCGAACTTGATACGCCGGATTTAATGTTTACTGTTCGCTGTTTGCCGATGTTCCCATTATCGTTTATCCGGTACGCCAAAAGAATATCAAAGCTTTTCCCGTCGTCGGATGAAGAAATTATTATCTTCTTCGGTATGACTTGTCTTGCCATGTGAACCTCCTAAACGCCATGTATATGAACCCTAAGCGTTCCTGTCTGAGCCGTTCCAGATGTATCGTAAAGTTTTATAGTAACCCCTGTTGTGCTTAAAGAAGTTGCTAACCAATAAACACCGCTTCCAGTTAATATAGTAACATTCAAAGCGGGGTCTTCATGGAAGGTTTTTGCAAATGTTATAACGGCACCCGTTCCCGCAACGGATACCGTCGCATCTTGCATTTCATCAACATCGGGTAGGTCTGCATAGTAATACATGTTCGTGAGTTGTAGCGTTGTTCCGGCACTAGCCCTTGTCAATGTAGCCCTTATCTGAAAATATCTGCACCTATATTCCCCCGCCTGCCATGTGCGATATGCTGACCAAGTAACGTTGTCATCAGAGGTCTTTATCTCATACGTTACGGCACCGGATATTTCTGTTCCGGAGAAACGAGCCGTTTCGCTATCATCAAATTCAAGTGTAGCCGAATCATCCCATTCCGTATCCACAGAACTCGTAGCGTCAACAACAGTATCTTCTATTCCTATCCTGAAAGAAGCAACATATCCAATGTCACGAACCGAGGTAACATACGTACCTGACAATATTCCGGTATTAAGTTCGAGATTGTCTCCCACCTTAGAAACATCTGTTTTTGTTCCAGACCAAGCGGTTTCTTCTACCCATTCATCAATGATGTTCACGAAGGGGATGTTATCAACAGTTATAACCGCCTCTGTCGCATTGTCAGAATAGTTGCCAGTGGTATCAATAGCCTTAATCCAATAAGAGATTGTTCCCTCGGGAAAACTTAATTCAATGTGTCTTGTGCTCTTTAGCTGAGTTGCCAAAGCATAACCGACATCCCAACTTTGACCATACCTTATTTCGTAACCTGAAAGGTCAAGGTCGCTTACCCCTGCCCAAGAAAAATAAAGCCTATCCCTGCTCTGATTGCAAAGGAAAGCCGTAACGTCTGCCGGAGGAGCCGACTTCCCTACCAAAGTAATCAATGCCGACGGAGAACCTGTAATCGCATTCTCGCTTCCATCAACCCCCAAAGAAACAACAACAACCTTATACTGAAGACCATCAACAAGATTGCTAATTATGGAGTAATTCGTTCCGCTTGTTTCCCCCATCAAAACATAACTGCTCCCACCATTGTCAGACAGATAAACACGGCATCTATTCGCCATTACCTTGTATGAAGTGAGGTCTGTCCTTCCCCACCAGACATCAATACATGATTGAATTGTCCCATCATTCATTACAACCAATCTCTCTGTAAGCGAAAGATTAGAAACATTGGCAAGCCCTAAATCTAGTTGAGAATATACGGGCGGAAGGGATGGTGCGGTGTCGTCATAGATACTTGCGTTATATTCAATCGCATTGATTTCAGCGGTATGGTCGCCATTAATTTTTATGTCCTGAACCCTAAACGGCTTTGTCTCAATAGTGATTTCCCCTATGGCGAATACATCATACGCAGACGGAGTTGTTGCGAATGTCCCGCTGATAGTAAACGTGCTGTATGTCCCAATAGCTGTAGTGATTGTCTTTTCTTCTATTGAATCATCCGCATGGCGTACTGAAACGGCATAGGTCTTTCCTGATTCGAGAGTGTAGTCCTTGTCAATCGTTATGGTGTTTGAAGTGCCGGACACAACCCTTCCCGAAGCTCCCCATGCCGGAACGTCATGGCTGATGCTGATAAGGTCTCCGGCTTCACAGCAGATTGCATCTATTCCCACCTGAAAAGATACCGCCCTTTTAATATATTTGTTTCTCCAAAGGAAAAACCTTGCTTCACGATACGCTTGACTGACGGATGTGCAAAACACCCTCAAGTCCTGTTTCCTGACAGGGTCTCCGGCAACGATAGAGGCATCATCAAATACCGCAATCTTCTCCTGTGCATATAGCTTCGTGCTGTCAAGATACTGAACCTCTACCACATTAAACCTATCCTTAACGCCTAACCATGATTGGCTGAATGAGCCTTGAACGATATTGCCCATTCCGAATAACTGAACGGGAGTACCTTGCTTATCTATTTTTATCTTTATTGTCCCGCTTGAATAGAACACAAGACCCCTAAATGATTGTGCTATTTGAACAACCATGTCCAACGCCCTTGTCGAGCCATCAAGGACAATATCAAGCCGAAGTCTTTTCTCATACCCGCCATTCCCGTCGGGAACCCTGTTCTCGCAATACTTCGACATGGAAACAAAAGAAGGAAGGTCAATCATCGTGGAATCAATGGATTCGCCAAGTCCGTATCTCGTGTTAACAAGCAAATCATATAAACACCAAACGGGATTGGCTGACCATGCGGTTATGTATGTAGTGCCATCCCAAGAAAGAACGGTGCCATCAGATAATAGCTTGTATTGAGAGGTGTCTGAATCGTAATAGTAATTCGCCCACGCAACAGACGTTCCGCCGTTCTTTACGTCAGGAACGCTTATCTTCTTACCCTTTAACTTAATAGTGAAGTTCGGGGTTGAGCCATTGAGTTGGTCTGTGGCAAGGGCTTTAATACCGATTAGAGCCGTATTTGGATAAGCCAAATCATCTGTCCTTATCTCGTCAAGAGAAGTCCAAGTCAGGTCTCCCATCATTGTCGGGCTTATACTGCTATCATCCGAAGTGCGAGTTACCCGTATGTCGTATTGCCCTGCCGTTAAACCACGCTTGCTGTATATCCTGTGTAAAGATGTTCTTGATGTGTACGAAATCGTTGTCGTTCCCAAATCGGTATATGACCCGTCAGTATGGATTTTGTACTCCACACGATACGTAACGCTCCACGCACTAACCGACCCATCAGAACCTACCTGAAACAATCCCGAAGGAAAAGTTAAATTGATGTCAAACCCCTTGACATTCGTTAGCACCGTTGTATATGTATGGGCATTATTCTTTGTCAAGCTTACGTTGACAGAATTAACATCATGAAGGTCTTCGAAGTTGGCTATAACGGATTGTGTGTTTGTTCCAAGTTTTTCCTCATACGTTATTCCGTCAAAGTTTTCCCTTGGATTGTCGTTTATGTAAACAGAAGATATGCTGTCGATTTCGCCCTCACCAAGAGCTATCAATGCATTAACGTAGTGCTTATCGCCATCCAAGGAAAGGAACTGATTGACAATGTTCCCGCCTACCATGTGTTCGCCATACACAATCGGAACGGGCGTACCTATCTCCTGTGTTGTTCTTATCCCATCCCATCCGTAGGTTTGCGAACTCTCATCAAGCCCGCTTGAAGTCGTTCCCCTACTAGGTTTTCTGGCAAATAATGAATTGATGCCATAGGATACAGCATAGGAAACGGCGGTATAAACGACAGCCGTCCAGATATAAGAACCGATAGCTGCCCATGTGTAAGGGTCGAATCTGACAGCGGGGGCAATGATAATTTCATCCCCATCTCTTATTCCGTAATCATCCCTTGTTATTACTGCCCCGTTTACGATAATGCGTCCGGCAGGGAAGTCAGCCTTCTTTACATACGAAGATATTGGTTCGCCTTCGCTGAACGGATAAACCTTGCTTATCATCCCGTCGCTAGATAACAATTTAGGACAATGCTTAACTTTTATCATGTGTCCTCAACCTATAAAAACCATCAAAGACCATATCGTTCCCAATCTTCTTTATGTCCGTAACAACAACCCCTGTTTTAACTTTACAATGAATCATTTTGTTTTCTCGAAGGTAAAGTCCAATATGGCTTGCAGTTCCTTTCCTGTCCTTATAAAGAACCGCATCAAAAAACCTCGGGTTTTCAACTTTCTCCCAAAGGGTTTCGTCTTCAACGAATTGTTTTCCTTCTCCGAATTCCGCATAAGCCAACCGCAATAGCCCTCTGCAATCAATACCCTTAAGGTCTTCTCCTCCATCCTTGAACGGAATGCCAAGATACCTTTGTATAATATCTTGCTCAACCGACATAAACTCGCTCTGTTGGAACACTTGGGAACGCCCCGAACCTCTCGAAATTACTTCCGCCATTCATGGCTTTACACTCTGCCTCTGTCTTCTTACAAGAAGCCGTACTACCTGAATACCCGCATTCGGTACTCTTAAACTCCCATGAGCAATAGTTCCGAAGATACCGCCGACTAGGTAGGTTTATATTCAAGATGTCAAACTTGGATGATAAGCTGAACGAAACATTATTTTCGTCAGCGGAATAGCTGTCAATGTAGAAAATGTCGCTTATACACGCAGTAGCCGTAGCGAGTTGGTCTGCGAATACTGCCTGTACCCTTACCTTCTTTCCTCTTAGGTCATAAAATTCAAGGTATGCTTGAATCAGGCGGGAGACGTTCCCGAGCGTAATGCGGATAGTGTCAATCTGCCCGCTAGTATTGCTACTCACGAAATCGTGTCGGATTGGGAATTTTGTATACGTAACACTATTAAATGTGATGTCTGCGTCCCATTCGGCATAGTTAAGGTCATGCGAAGCTCCATCGTAATTGTAGATGGTGTAGAGCCACACAGGGCGGTTAGACGATTTGTTCTTCTCGGATATGAACGTCGCATGAGTGGTCTTCATTAAAGCACCGTTATCAATGTAAACTCAAAATCCCATATGCCATACGATTTATAGGTATATTTCAAGCTATCCTCTTTGAACCTAACGGTGTAGTCCGTTGAATCCTCAGGGTTCGTCCATGTAAACGAAGTATACGCACCATACTTGTTGTTGAACAGGGTCTTAATCGTGCTTAAATCAGATGAAGTCCTGTTGCGATACTGCAAGGTGTACTCGCAAATAGGGCTTACTCTTTTCGCCCGACGCTGTTCAACCCCGTTCTCAAAATTGGTGATTAAGGTGTCAAACTTCCTGACTGTAGCGAATTGGAAATCCGGTGCCAACGTAAGGTCTGCCATTATCTCACCTGTTGAATGACCTTTCTGACTGTACCATTATTCAATATATCCTGTGCAACCGCCTCTGTGATTTGCTTTCTGTTCCGGTAAACGTCGTTGGTGTCCCACGCTTGTATTACGGGGGCTATGGTGATAGTTACTCCACCGCCCACCCCTACCCCTTGCCCGCTGTTCAGTCGTTCGAAGTTGCCCCGACCTAGGCTCGACATGCCCCGTCTTGAGAGTATTCCCTCTCCCGTCTGTGCGATTATAGGCACTTCGTCCATCGCCAAGCCGGAATGAGCTTTCCGTACAGCACCGCCTTTGTGGTAGGCAAACACATCTGTCATGTCAGCGAAAGAACCAACATCCCCGCCCGCAGAAGCACCACCGCCGAACATTGCCATTATGCCCTTTGAAACAAGTCCGCCAAACCCGCCAAGAGGGTTGTCACCTTGCCCCATAGTGTTGCCGAACAGCAACATATTGGAAATCATTTTACCTACCATGTCAGAGAAAGCGTCCGTAATCGAATAGCAAAAGTTTTCAAAGTAATCCCTGAAGTCTTTTAGTTCCCCCCTGAACGAATCCTTGAACATGGACGAAAAGGAGTCTTCCATTCCCGTTCCAACGTCTTGCCACATTTTTGTTATCCCCAAAGCTGTCTCTTTGGCAGTCCCTAAAATGACCGCTTGGCTTTCCATAAACGCCTTCATTTGAGGGCTGTCAATAGCCCAAGACTTTTTATATTCATTGGCAAGCACTTCCTGTTCCTTTATTAAAGCATCAATCGTGTAACCCTGGACAGCCAACCGCTTCGCTTCTTGTTTGGAGATTTCGTCAGTAACCTCCTGTTCAAGTTGCTTCATTTCCAACGCTTGCTGTTCAGCCAACTGCATCCGCTGGGTCATCGTTCTGCTGTCTTTGCCAGGATTCTCCATGTCGAAATTCATTCGCTCACTACCTTGCTTGAGTTTCAACACGCCCAACTTGTCTCCCTGAAAAGCTTTTATTCGAGAGTAGAACTCGTTGTTTTTAATCATCTGCTTCGTGAGAAGATTGTTCCTTTGGTTGGTGTAGTATTCTTCACTCTTGGTGATGTCTGCTCCGGCATTTTCCCACGAAGTAACTAACTTCCTTAATTGGTTTATTTGGAATTCTGTTGAAGATTGGCTTAGTCTATTAATATTGTCAGTTAAGCTTGTCTCTGCCTTAATCTTTTCTTCGGTTGTCGCCCAAGATTGTTTAAGCAAAAACTCTTTGAATTTCGACGCATCGACTTGCCCCTTCTCCGAGAAACGGGACATAAAAGACATCACGTTTGATTGCATGTCGAGGTACTTATCGCCTAATGCAAGTCCTAGACCATAGAATTGGTTTTTAAGGTCATCCAGATGTTTCCGCATCATCATTGAACCAGCCTGAGCGTCAACCATCGAACCCTTGAAGCCGTAAAACCTCTTGGCTACTTCCTCAACGGTAATGCCGAGTTGGTTTGCTGTGTCTCGCATTTTAACCATCTCGTTGGCACCTGCGAGAACTGTGCCTATTATCGAACCGAATGTTGCGGAGACGACGAACCCAACTCTGCGGAAGGCTCTTATCAAATCAAAGATAGGGGCAACGGTGTCTTTCAGCCCTTTGGAGATATTAAAATTAACCTTTTTGGCTTTGGAATCAACTCCGCCCAAGGCTTCTTCATACTTCCTCATTGCCTGTACTAAGTCACCCTTTGCCCTAAATATTAGGTCAACATTTTCGCTCGGCATTGTTTCCTATCCTGTTCTGTTCGCTGTCAATCCAGAGAATACCTTCTATAAGAGCGTTAGGTTGGTCTCCCCACCCTCCGCTAAACGGCAACATCCCGTTTCCAGAAAACGAATGAGCAAGTAAATACGCATCATATTTTCTGCCTAAAACAACAAGAGGGCACCTGTTAACTTTAACCCCCGCAACTTCATAGCTTGGGACTTCATTAACGCACCCTCTTATTGTCTTAATCTGGCTAGAACACTTCCGGCAATCTAACCCATTTATCTGCGACCAGACTGCCAATGTCAGTTTTTTCTGTCTTCTCCAAGAAGTGTATTCGACGCAATAATCGTATTGTGAAGTTCCATGATTACCGCAAGCGGTACTCCTCTAAGGAAAACATCTGTTATTTCCTTAACGACATTGTCCCCTTCCCGTACTTCTACTAGGCATGACTTAATAGTATCGAACATCGCTTCAGCTTGCATATTGGATTCGTACTTAACTAAAGCTCTGCTTAACTCAAAAGAGTTCAAAGGCTTAAGAACAAATTGAGTTTTAGGAGCAGACACATCATATTTCGATACAAAAACTTGCCGTTCGTTCTGGTCTATCATCTTTATCATCTTGTCTCCTATTCAAACTTGAATTGGATTTCGTCGTTTCCGGCGTTCTGCCCTAGTCTAAAAGGAACGTCCCTCGTTAAGAACCCTTCACGCTCGCCATCAGAAACGCTCTCAATAACGCATTTAGGAGCCGTTATCGTGCATTTGTTCCCCGCCACAGAACCGATAACAACGCTCAATGCGTTCTGTGTAGAGGCGACCATGTTGGCTGTAATGGGCATTGTAGCAACGCTGACAGCTTCCGGGTTCATTGTTCCTTTCGGCTCTCTCGCTGTTATTTCAAACGCCTTAACGCCATTGGGAGAGTTTATGTCATCCCTCTCGCCTATCACGTTCCCCATTGACAAGGTAAGTTCCTGTACAATTAGAGTTGCTACGCCACCGAAAGTATAGGTGGAGCTTTCAACCACAGGCGGGACGGTACTCTCGTACGTTGGTGCGGACGGGAGAGCAACATCTGCATCTGCGACATAGTTTCCCTTGAAAGCGAAGTCGATTGAAGCATACTGCCCTGCGGGAGCTCTGATGGCTGTTATGTCCCCAATACATCCGGTAAGTTTGTGCAATACGGCAGAAGACGTATCGTTGTCATAAAGATAAATGGTGCATGACTTTTTACCCGTTGACGTTGGTAGATAAATCACGCTCGAACCCGCTGACGCTGTTTCAGCGAAAGCACAGGCTTCAAACAAATCCCCTATCCTCGAAGCCGTACCTTTTGTTCCAGACCCTTTTAATTCAACGGTGAAAGTTAAATCGTACATACGTTTCCCGATAACAGGGGCTACGGGAGAAATATTGCTCCTAACATTATCCCTTGTCAATAGCTCGGGGGTGATGTTTAATTTGACATTGCTTGCCTCGATAGCATTCGTAGCGACTACCGGAGTGCTATCTGTGTTGTATATCGATTCTTCTTTTGCAAGAAGAACCCTATTCCTCGTTGTGAACATTTACACCCTCCTATACTCTGTTGCCTTTAGTTTGAACGAACCACACTTCTATTTCTAAAGCGAACATTCGCACCGGATATAGTTCGCTAGAGTATTGGGTACTTAACATGACTAGGTGTGATGCCGTACCGCCGAGCGTGTAGTCCGCATCAATGGCGGTCTTGACATCATTAACGAAGTCTAATATACCCTTAGTATTAGTATCGCCCGTTATCTGCTTATCCGCATTGGTAACATTGATAAGCCCGATTAGTTGGACGGTAAATTTATTCTCACATTTAGGATATACCTGTTGGTTCTCATCTTCAACAACAGGTTCAAGTATTATTGTGGGATAGGTGGTAATACTTTCCACAGTTCGGTTGCCGGATAGGATTTGCTTTACATAAGACAATCCGGAAGCGTTCTCCAACTGCGTCTTTATAGCCTTAAAGATAGTGTTGTTGTTCATGAAAACACAACCTTTCTTATTGCTTCTTTAGTAATCTTGGGCATCTCAGCCAAAACCCTATCTCCTGTTGGCGTAATATAGTCCCTCTTTGGGATATAAACGCTACGTTTTAACACGAACAACAACTGCATCATACCCCGACTTCCACGTTTTCTTGCTATGATAAGATTACCCGCCTTGCTTCTAAATATACGTATTTCTACCTTCGGTATAGCCGAAAGAAACTCTCTTGCCGATAAAGCCCCGCCCCTCAACCCCCCGCCAGATGGTGTCAATGCGTCTTTAAGAGGTATTGCAAGGTATTTACTACGCTTAGGACGGATAACCCCGCCAGTAGCATGAATGTTGGCGTACTTGACCCTGTTCCCTGTCCTTACCCCGCTTCCTACTATCCCATACAAAGACCCGTCGCTCAACCTTCCAGTAACGTAATCTTGTATTGAGTTTCTTAAACGACCTGTCCTTACTTTCAACACTTGACCAG